TAAGGTCGATAAGCTACAGAAGCTCGCGAATTACTTCGGGGTGAACATTGAGTATTTTCTAAAAGAATAATGCGAGGTGAAGAAAGTGTCTGAGACAGTGGAAAGAAAACCATTTAAATCAATTCATATTGATACAGAAAAAGGAATCTATTTATTGAATGGCGAGAAAGTGTCTATGGTAAGCCGTATTGATTTGGAATTTAATAATGGAAAATGGTCGCTTCTTATCACAAGAGATGAACTATATGCGCAGGAAGCGACCAAGGAAGATTAAGGCATTAATGACCTGATTTTACTGATTGCTTCTAAGAAGGAATCCATTTTATTACTAAATCGATTTTCCATGTAAACGATAGCTGAGTCATTTAGCAAAAAACCGCAATCATAGTAAAGTTTTATTAATCCATTATTTGCTAATTCAGTCAGTGCATCAACAATATCGTCTTCATGAATTCCTTGAAGAAATTCCGTTTGTAGAACAGATGGGTGAGAAAAGCATATAGCTTCTCTTTTGGAAATGCCAATTTTTCTGCGGTTGAGAAATTCATTGTAGATAAGACATAGCATTCTATCAGTATCATTTGTTAATTGCATTACAGTATCCTCCTGATTATGTAGTTCTTTCGTAGTTTCAGAAATAAGCTTTTGCTTAATGGTGGCAACGTTAAGCAAGTTACTTTTTACATGAATTTTGATAATAGCAACGCTCCTTTCTTTTATTACTTAGGTACGGCAATACCTTGTAAAAGAAGTATAGGAGATTAGGGAGGAAAAGGCAATGCCGGGATATAACTTCAATCATTTTACTGGAAAGACGAAGGGTAAAGCTTTAAGAAAGAAAAAGGTTCGAGTGAAACGAAGTCACAAAAATAAGTATGGACAATATTCTACAAAGAAACAGGGAGATGAGTAGATGAAACTGAGAAAGATAAGTGGCTGGATACTAGTTTTTACGCCAGCAGTATTAATAGAAGCTATAAGTATTTTGCCTAATGCCATTGGAATGATGATATTAATTTTTTTATTATTTCTTGGCGTTTTCACAATTGTGCGAAAAGGATTGCATCTCATAGCAACAAGTACAAACCGTACCACATAACTTATAGAAGAGGTGGTGTAATTGAAACATTTTAACATTGTAGTTATTAATGGAGAAGAAAAAGAAATCTCTTCTCTTTCCAAGGAAGAACGACAAAGGCTGGTAGACGAATGGAACCGGCGGGCGCTGGAGCATCTTGGATATAAGCGAGAGAAAACCGCTTAGGCGGTAGAAAGGAGGACAAGCCCATGAGAGTTAGAGACTGGATAGTGGTAGGACTGATGATGAACGGACTGCCGATGGCTATGTTTCTTCATTGGCTGGTCGTGGGATATTAGACATGAAGAAAAGAAAGTGGACAATGAAGAGGATTGTGGACACGTTATTCGTGCTGGTAATTCTGGGAGACATCGCGACAATGATGATGTTCGTGATAATCTCCATCAAGATTCTGAAAATGCAGGAGGTGATCACATGGCTGATACAGCAATAAAAGAAATCTTATTCCGGCATAGTGCGGAGCAGTGCAAGGTGTGTGAAGCCATTCCATTTGAGGCAGTCGGACATCGGTTTGAATATGAAAAGTTCAAGATGCTCCATGAGGTTATTGAGGAAGCTGACCTGGAGGACGAGTACCAGGAATGGAGACGGGCTTACAGATATGTATAGGAAGGTGGTGAGGATATGGAAGATAAGCAGAAGATTCTGGATTTGCTGTTACCTGCTCTTCAGGCGACTCGTAATCTATCTGATTTGGTAGAGCTGGAGTACCGGGAAGACCGAGAGCTGGTGTATGCGAAGTTCGCAAGCGGGAATCAGAAGATTGCCAATGTTGCAATGGATTCCGGAACAGCACTGATCAGAGACGTGATCGGGCAGATCATATAAAAAAGAGCGCTCGTATAAGCCGGCAAGCTTAAAGCGCTCAAGAAAAATAAGTCAATTACATTATAAGAAAATAGGAGAAATAAGTCAAATATGAAAACACTGAAAATCACGACAGATAACAAACTCTCTATTATTGATGTGGATCTTGATGATTACAGAGCTCTCCAACAGGAGATTGGAGGATATATTGAAGCAGTACATACACAGATTATGTACGACTACTTCCGTGCACCGGTTCTTATGCTGGTGGACGAGGAAGGATTAATTAAGAACCTTCCAATCAATGCGGTGGCATCACATTTCTACGGTTATCAGAAGCATGGTTATGTTATTGCAGGTGATGCAATCTTCGCTATTTCGCTCGGCGAAAATATGACAGGATTTGGAGAACGGGATTCCGAGCAGTGGATGAATAAGATGCTGAATGATTTTCCGGTATTGGTGGCGGAGGAAAAGTAGCAAGATGGATGAATACGATTGGGCTGATCAGGAACGATTGGTGCGACAAGATGTAGAGGAGATAGAAAAGCAGATGAAGGAGGAGCAGGAACGTGGGAGAGAATAATACAGTCACTATTCCTACAGAGGAATACAGAAATCTTTTAGAGATTCAGGCCAGAGCGAACATTTTAAAAGATTATACAACAGCAGAAAATTACTCAGTATCACGTGGCATGATAGCCAGAATATTAGGATTTAAATTAAATGAAAGTGAGGAAGATTAATATGCATAAAGAAAAGATTGTAGAGCTTTTATTAAGCACTAATAGAGAAGGAATGAACAAACTGGTTGAACACATGGAGAACGGGGGATTCTTCACAGCTCCATGTAGCACAAGATACCATCTGTCAAAGGAAGGTGGACTTGCTGAGCATAGTCTTAATGTGTATGAAAATGCATTGAGGATTTCAGGCGGATTGGGTCGTCCGGAGGAGTTTCTGAGAGATTCTCTTATCATTGTATCATTACTTCATGACCTTGGAAAGATGGGACAGTTTGGAAAGGAGAATTATGTTCCGAACATGCTGAAAGGAAGAGCAACAAAAGTTAATCCGGATCCAGAACCAAAGCAGAGTGAGGCGCAGCCATATAAATCCAATCCAGACCTTCTATATGTAGACCATGAAGTAAGATCTATTGTAATTGCTTCCAGATTCATTGAACTTACGGAAGAGGAGCAGTTGGCAATTCTGTGGCATAACGGATTGTATGGACCGTTTAAATATGAGATTCAGGGAAATGAGACACCGTTGTATATGATTTTGCATTTTGCAGATTTATGGTCAGCAAGAGTGACAGAGGAGGAAGGAATTAATGAGTAAAGTTATTTGCATTGCCGGAGAATCGGGATCCGGAAAAACAACATCAATGAGAAATTTGGACCCGAAGTCCACCTATTATATCGATGCTGATAAAAAAGGTCTTTCTTGGAAAGGCTGGAGAAAGCAGTACAACAAGGAGAATAAAAATTATTTTGCGTGTGATGATGCGAATGTGGTTCGTCAGTATATCAAGCGGATTGCAGAAGCTTGTCCGGGTGTCAAGGTAATTGTAGTGGATACAATTAATGGACTTATGGTTGCGGATGAGATGCGTCGAAGCAAAGAAAAAGGATATGACAAGTGGGTAGATCTTGCGGCCTGTGTTTGGGATTTGGTTTGCGAATGTTATACATACAGAGAGGATTTGACTATTGTATTCACAGCTCATACTCAGACAGATCACGATGAGAATGGTTATATGTTCACCCGGATCAAGACTTCTGGAAAGAAATTGGACAAGATTGTATTAGAGAGCAAGTTTACTACAGTATTGCTGAGTAAGTGCGTTGATGGTCAGTATAAGTTTGAAACCCAGGCGAATAACAGCACAGCAAAATCCCCGATGGGAGCATTTGAACAGATGGAGATTGACAATGACATTGTAGAAGTAATGAAAGCATTGGAGGATTATTAAGATGAGAAAACCGAATAATTTTGAAAACGTACAGGCTCAGGGAGAATTCACTCCCGTTGAGCTTGGAGGACATAAGTTAATTATCAAGCAGGTAGAGGAACGAATGTCAAAGACAAACAAACCGATGATTGTTGTGTTCTTTGATTTTGCGCCGGGAGACAATCAGGCTGGATATTTTGCAGAATCATTTAAGAATGATATCCGCCCAGACAAGAAATGGTCGAACCAGGCAACGCACTATATTTTAACAGAAGACGAGAATGGAGACTGCAGCAGGTCATTCAAGACATTCCTTACTTGCGTGGAACATTCCAACAAGGGATTCGCAACGCAGTGGGGAGACAACTTTGGTCAGCAGTTCAAAGGAAAACTGGTTGGCGGTGTATACGGTCCTCAGATGGACTACTACGAAGGAAGAGAGTTGGAGAAGAGAGTGCTTCGTTGGTTCGTGAGTGTGGATAAGGTTGCTGATGCTGCAGTGCCTGATATGAGTGAAACAAGAGCGTACAAGAATCATATTAATGGGTATCCGCAGGGATCTACTCCTGCAGGAGATGGCTTCATGAATATTCCGGATGGAATTGATGAAGAACTCCCATTTAACTAGGAGTTGATAATATTGGATATTCAAATCGATACAAGAGAGAAGCAGCGTGCCATTCGCAAGATTATTAAGACATTTGATGATAATGGCGTGAAGCATTTCTCAAGCAAATTATTGGTCGGTGATTATATGAGTCTGGACAATCCCAGGCTCATTATTGACCGGAAGCAGAATCTGCAGGAGTTATGCGGGAATGTATGCCAGCAGCATGAGCGGTTTAAGAGAGAACTTCTTAAGGCAATTGATGCCGGTATACAGCTGGTAATTCTGGTGGAGCATGGACCAGATATTAAGAGTCTGGAAGATGTGTGGTTTTGGGAGAATCCAAGAAAGCATGAAGTCCGGTGGCGTATGGTAAATGGTAAGCGAGAGAAGTATGTGGTATCAGCCAAGGCAGTTGACGGAAACCAGTTATATAAATCCTTGTGTACTATCCGTGATCGATACAATGTCCGGTTTGAATTTTGCGAAAAAAAAGATACCGGCAAAGAGATTATCCGGATCCTGTCAGGTGATGCCTATGACTAGTGAGGAAATCAAAGCAACATATAGCATGCGAGATATTCTGACCAAGTGTGGACTTCCTGCACCGAATCGTGCCGGTTTCTGCCATTGTCCATTTCATAAAGGTGACAGAGAGCCATCCATGAAAATTTACGATAAGGATTTTCATTGTTTTGCCTGTGGAGCTAACGGAGATATCTTTGATTTTGTCAGTAGGTTTTACGACATTTCGTTCAAAGATGCTTTCCGGATGCTCGGAGGCGATTATAAAAAAAACGATTCGTTCGCGTCAAATCTGGCAATATACCGCGCAAAAAAAGAAAGCGCGATGAAACGAAAAAAGGCAGAACGGGAGTGCCAGAGAAGAAAATTGATATATGACCTGATAGGAATATACCGGGAGTATATGAACCGGGCAGAGCCATTATCAGATGCCTGGTGTGATTGTTACAATGCAATGCAGATGATGATATATCGTGCGGATATGATGGAGGAAAGAGGGTGATTAAATGGAGCCTTTAGCAAGGCTGGATAGTAATAGCATACTTGATGAGAAGATTTTTCTGGAAATATTTGACCAGGAAGATGAAATAACAAAGGCTCGAATGATTCTCTCTCTAACAGATCGAGCTACAGAGCTTGGAGTTAAAAAGAAATTCGAAGAACTATTAAAAGCATACAAAAGAGTAGACAGGGAGACAAAACAGAGAGAGCGAAAGAAACCGATTACCATGCTGGATAAGTGGACCAATTTTGAAGGACCATATGACAACATGTTTTGCGGGGCATGGATTGCCGGAGAAGACGGCGTATATGCACAGAATGACAGTCAGGTGGACGCAGTTGCCTGTTATCACCCAATTCTGCCAGTGGAGCGAATGAAAAATCTTGAAACTGGTGAAGAACAGATTAAGATTGCCTACAAAAGAAATGGGCGATGGGATGAAATTATTGTTCCTAAAACAATGGTAACATCTGCCAGCAAGATTGTTTCTCTTTCCGGAAGAGGCATTTCTGTCACTTCGGAAAACGCGAAGCTGTTGGTACGTTTCTTGTCTGATGTGGAGAATATGAATGATAGCCACATTAATGTGCAGTATTCTACCAGTAAGCTTGGTTGGATTAAGGATCAATTCATTCCTTACGATACAGAGATTGTATTTGACGGAGACCAACGTTTCCGACAGACCTACGACAGTATCTCTGAACACGGGAACTGGAAGCTATGGCAGAGCCACATACAGAAGCTCCGGAAGACAGGAAGAGTGGAAATCAAATTTATGATGGCTGCATCATTTGCAAGTGTGCTTGTCAGCCTCCTTGGTGGACTTCCATTTATTTTAGACCTCTGGGGAGAGACCGAAGGCGGTAAGACAGTATCTTTAATGGTCGCAACATCAATCTGGGCGAATCCGGACGAATCTGCTTACATAGGAGATTTTAAGACAACAGAAGTAGCTTTGGAAGCAAAAGCGGATATGTTGAATCATTTGCCAGTGATCTTAGACGATACCAGTAAGACAAGTAGCCGGATCCGGGATAATTTCGAAGGTGTTGTATATGACCTGTGTTCTGGAAAAGGAAAAAGCAGATCCAACAAGGAACTTGGCATTAACAGAGAGAATCGCTGGAAGAATTGTATTCTGACCAATGGAGAACGTCCATTGAATTCTTATGTGTCGCAAGGTGGGGCAATTAACCGTATTTTGGAAGTAGAATGCAAGGATCACGTTTTTGTGGATCCACAGGAGACAGCAGAACTTGTTAAGAAACACTATGGACTTGCAGGAAAACGATATATAGAAATTTTGAAGAAGCTTGGAGTAGATGAAATACGGCGAATCCAAAAGGAGTTCCAGGCAAAGTTGCATGATGATGAGGTAATGCAGAAACAGAGTATGTCGCTGGCAATTCTTCTGACTGCAGATAAAATTGCGACAGATTATCTGTTTAAGGACGGAGAGTATATCACATTAGAAGAAGCTAAAGGCGTTCTGATCAACAGGAATGATCTAAGCGATAATGAGCGCTGCTATCGTTATCTGCAGGATAAGATTGCAATGAACCATCAGAGATTTGATGCTGAGACTAAAGTAGAAAAGTGGGGAATCTTGGAGAATGGATATGCCATTATATACAACCAGGCATTTAAAGAATTATGTAAGAGTGGTGGCTTTTCTGACAAAGCATTTCTTTCCTGGGCGGACAGACAGAGTCTGATTGAAACGCAAGGCGGACGTATGACAAAGGTAAAGAAAGTAGAAGGTAATCCGGTTCGATGCGTGTTTCTAAAACTAAATGACAAGCTTGACGAGGACGGTTTTGAGCCAGTGGAAGACATGGAAACGATTGAACAGGAGGAATTACCATTCAAATAAGGTTACCCGTTACCAATGTTACCAACACTTTTTTACGTCTATAGAGAAGTAATTATATATGCACATTGAATGAAAAACATTTCTCCTATACGGGAAATGTTGTGGTAACTCGGTAACTGAGCGCGTAAAAGTGGCGCGAATGCAATAAATACAGTACATAGACCAGTTTCCGATAAACGGTAACAAGTATAGAAAAATGGTAACAGATGGTAACAAAAGGAGCTTTTATGGAAGAACGTATTAAATCAATATATAACGAGTGTTGGAAGATATACAAACAGTATCTTGAAACACGAGACATGGCAGAGTGGAACCGGAACATGTTGCAGGTGAAAGAGAAGTATGGTGGAAAGCCTGATGTGGTAAATCTGCTTCTGTGGCACAGTATAAATGTGCAGGCGCTGCACGATCAGTCAAGGAGAGCGTAATGAAAAAAAAGAATGAGATGTACATTTGCTGCATTTGTGGAAAAGATATCTACCCAGATGAGGCGCAAGAATATGTGAAGACAAGGTGAGGCACGGAAATAAGGTTTCATAGAGCATGCGTAAGGAGGCGAGGTAATGGCGGTAATTCGTAGTATCAGAGGCGGTACAGCCGGTCTGAATGAAGAAGAACGGCTTACAATTGCCAGGCTGTTAATTAAGGCAGGGTATTCCGTTAAGATTGGATATCGTGTGATTCCAGGTAATACAAAGGGCAAGAAAGAATATATCGTGGAGTATTGGGAGAAAGGAGAAAAACCATAAAGCTTTTTAGGAAAGTAAGAAATAAATCATCAGACAGCCGATTATCACACGGTAGTCGGTTGTCGAGAAAGAGAGGAAATTATGAGTACATTTGAAGAAAGAATAGCAAAAGCAGTAACGGATAAATTGAATGACGGAACAGTTGAGGAACTTGTTTCTGATGCTGTAACCAAAGCATTGAAAAGCAGTATTGAAGATCAGTTCACATGGAAAGGTGAAGCGAGAAAGGTTATTGACGAGAAAGTAAAAGAAGTAATGATGCCGGCAATCGAAAGAGTAAGTTTGGATGATTATGTGGTAAAACTCGATGCAGTTCTCACAGAAATTATCAACAGCACAAATTTAGTTGACAACAAGGAAATCCTAGGAAACTTCAAAAGCCTTATGACAGAGCCGGACAAAGATGTAATCAGTTTAAAAGAGGTATTCGAGAAATACAAGGAATATGTCAGCAAGAATGTTGATACATCCGAACTTGAAATTTGTACAGATGATGGACCGGCATATCAGAATGTGACAGCAGAAGTAACCGTGGATATAAGCAATCGCATATTCGGAGGAAGATTTTGTGATTTGGTTTTCAAATGTGAAGAGGACGAGAAATTGACAAAAGAAATCCATATGTATGAATCGAAAAGTAATAGATTCAGCATTACAAGATTCAAAAGTGAACTTGATATCAATTCGTTAAGACGCGTGGATGAATTTGACATTTTCATGATGAGGTTAGACAGGGCGTTCTGCGATATCACAGATATTATGGATATGTACGATGATGATGTTGAGGTTGAAGCTGAACCAGAAGCAGATTGGAGGTAAGTTATGAGAATTATTAGTCAGAACGGATTATTGGATGCGCCTTATGAATTGATTGCAATTTCACCATATTCGAAAAATATGGCAACAATCGTTGGAACATTTCCAGGAAATGACCTTGGCAAAGGAGACAGAGTTTATATTTTAGCCGAATATTCCACCGAAGAAAAAGCAATCAAAGCTATGGAAATGTGCAGAGAGAAGTATCTTTCAAGAATGGAGTTGGAAGGTGGGTATGACGTTGTAAACGGTTGCTACGTACAACCTAATTACTGGGTATTGCCTAAGGTATTCCAGTTTCTGAAAGATGAGGAGGTGCAAATATGATTATTTTATTATTTTTGATTTTTTTAGGTTTGACGATTTTGGCTATATTAGCAGATGGAGAAGAATTAGCATTCATTCCGCTTCTTGGAGTATTTGTGTGTTTGATTGCAGCTATTGTTTTATGTATAGGTGTAAAAGATGGGGCGGTTATAGATGAAAAGATAGCAATGTACAAAAAAGAAAATACTAAAATAGAAAACCAAATGGACGTACTTGTATCGCAGTATATGAAATTTGAGACGGATACATACGGAGAATTGAAAAATGAAAGTTCTATTACACTCGTATCGCTGTATCCAGATCTAAAATCAGATGAACTGGTAAAAAAGCAAATTGAGGTATACGAATCAAATAATAAAGAAATAAGGGAAATGAAAGAAAAGAAGATAAATTTAAAAGTGTTGAAATGGTGGTTATATTTCGGAAAGTAGGTGTGGCAAATGAGATATACGGAATATCATGCTGGAAAAGCAGTGATTAAGGACAAGAGCTTGCTGGCAGAAGCTATGGAGAAGTTGGCGAGACTGGAAGATGCCGAGGAAAAGGACAGGCTTGGTCAGTGGATTCCATGCAGTGAGAGGTTGCCAGAGAATGCAATGAATGTAATAGCACAATTTTCAAGTGGCACAGTGACAGAATTAAGATATGCAGGAAATGGTATTTTTGAAGGAATCTATGATTATTCAACGAAAGTAATTATTGCCTGGATGCCGTTGCCGGAATCGTATAAAGGAGAATGA